GTGTTTTCAATAACAATATTTCTTTTAATCGATCTCGTAAACCTTCATCGTTTATATACATGACTAAAAAGGTAAATCATCGTTTTGTAAATTAACATCCATCGTTGTTGTTTGCTTTACGAATGGCTCTTGCAACTTACATGAAAAATATTTGTTTCCATTTTTTGCTTCAGCAACCCACATTGAAATTTCAATTTCCTTTCCGTTCCAATTGATTTTTCCTTTGTAATCCGGATGCTTTTGATCCTTCTTGTTTTCGTTTTTAAAGATTGCTCCTTTGTTTGAATTATCCATTTATTTCTGATTTAATTTGTTCGTAATATTCTCGGCATAAGATCACACGATCTCGCATTGCTTGTATTGTTTCATCATCTCGCTTGATAACAAAAGGTTTTACTCTTGATTCTCTTGGTAATCTATCGAAATTGTGTTGCATCTCAACGTATTCTCGCACGCTCTCATCTTCATCAATCAAATTTAATTCCCAATGCTTACGTCTAACTTCATCCTCTACAATCTCAAAGGGAGTATTTACCAAACAATAAACTAATGTGCATTGATCGAAACCCGTCAAATCCATGTAGGCTTGCACCTGATAATAGTATGCTTTGTTTTCAAGTTCATTCGCAAAAAATACCGATTTATACGTTTTCATGTTATAACTCGATTTGATTTCAAGCAATAAACTATCAGTCAACATATCGCAATGTCCGGTAAAATATTCATTTTCTAATTGTACTTGAAAATCGTTTTCTATTTGCTCAAATGTCAATCCTAAATTCAAAACTGAATTAGCCAATGCAAGACTCTCCTTTTCTACTTGTTTTCCTTTCTCGGTATATTTTGACCAAAATTCATCTACATATCCGAATTCATTCTCCATCAACAATTCTTGCAAATAGTCTTTTGTTGTTTTGGATAAGACTTCGCCTTTCGTTCGTGGATTCGTCATTATGTTTCCTAATGCTGATGCCCTGATCTTCATAGTATCTCATTTAATTGTTGAACTTGCGTATCCGTTAAATCGTAATTGCTACGTAATTTATTCGGATCGTATGCTCCCGTTAAACAAGCCTTGATTGCTTCTTGGAATCGTTCTTCACTTAACACTCTCTTTGTTCCTTCACTGGCGGTATTACCATCATCATCTATTGCCTGCATCGCCAAAAGTGATTGTAATGATGCTCTACGGTAATAAGTACAACAAGCTATCATTTTTTGTGGATCAACAATATTTGGTAACTGAATTTCACTTGAAACCATGTTGCCATTTTCAATATCGATTATCTGAGTGCATACACATCCATTTTTAAGCGGTTGTAAGAGTATTAAATCGTATTTAAGTAGTATTGGCTCACATGCATCGAGAATTGAGTTTAAATCGGCATATTTTGATTTAAAGAAAGGATTGTCATTTCCCTTTGTAACTTTTTTGATCTCTTGTTTTGCTCTCCAAAGTTTAAAATAAATTGTGTTCGGCTTTGGAATAGCATCTTCAAATGTGTTGTTTTCTTTTGTTTTCATGTTTTCTTTGTTTTTGTTATATGCAAATATAGGAATTTATATTGAAATCCACTTCCTGATTTTGATTAATCCAAATAAATATGTTGTTGTTTGCCAGTATCCGGATACAATTACATCTTTTTTCTTTTGCTCTAATCGATACGATGTGCATGCTTCTTTTAACTGAATAGCCAAATCAATTGATGGCTCATGTGTCAACCATTCATATCTACCACGTAACTTTTTACCATTAATTTCTATGCGTTTAATGATTCCTAATTGCTCCGCTACATTTGGAACGCATTTACCAATTGAATGCTTCTGAATTAAATCTCTCATTACAATAGGCTCAATGTATTGAGTATCTATGTATAGTTCTTTTAGGAATTCATCGTAACGGTAAATCACTGCATCTTGTGTATTGTTTCTCATATCAACTCGACTTTTTTAATTAACGGTAGCCATAAATCCATTTTACGGATTGCATCTTCTTTTGAATTAGCCTGCATGATTCGATATCCAGTTTTCCAACTGAATTTGTCCTTGAATCTGTATGTAATTTTCCATGTTTTCATATGCACGCTAAAATTAAAATTGATACAATAATCGTTGACATTGACATCAATGCGAATGCAACCTCTTTTTGTTGTTTTGTGTACGGGATAAATTGTTTCATTGTTCTTTGTTTTAAAGTTATACGCAAATATAAACATTTATTTTAATTCCAATTCTTTTTTCAAAATTTTTATTTTGGATGAATAAGTATCAATGATCTCATTAAGTTCCTCTCGTGTCCATTTCTTTGTTAAATATGCTCTCTGTTCCAATAATACATATTGATCATCTCCAATCTTCTTTTTTAAATGGATGCGATACTGATGCGGATTACCTGATAAATTATTGTTGCATGGCTCACATTGTAAATGAACATTTAATTCATCAAAACGTATATTTCCATGATGTCCTGCACTAAAATAATGACCTGCATTTTCTTTTTTAGCTACCTTCCTACACGATATGCATACTTGTCCATGATCTCGCAACCTGATAAATTCATTGAAAATTATTTGTGCCTTCTTTGTCAATTTCGGGATCGTGTTTAAATCCTTCATTAATTCAGCTTTGCGTTTTTTCCATTGTTTCTCCCTTGCCAATTTTATCCAAACATTCTTGCATTCTTCTTTGAAACAATATTGTTGATTGAAATGCGCTTGTTCAAATTGCTCTTTACAATGCTTACATTTTTTCATAATGAATCTTTGAGATTGTTGTTTTCTGATTTCAAATCCTTTAATTTAAATTTCAAATCCATCAGTTGTGTATGGTAGTTAAAATTCATTCGGCTTAATATCTTGATTTCGCTTTCCATTGATTTCATGGTGTTGTAAACTTCCTGCATTTTAACGATATGTTTCTCCATTCCTTCGATGTATGGTATTGCCGTAGGTTTATCACTTTTTTTTAATTCATTTACGCTTATTTTCATGCTTTCAGTTATTGCCAGTAAAGCAGTAAGCGAATAAATGATATCTAATCTGTCAGTTGTTTCCATTTATTTTTCGTTCTAAATTAGTTTGTATTGGGAATTGATTGCTTTTTTGTTGATTGCGATTTGCATAAATGCGCTTTCCCCATTGATCCTTCATGTAATATTGGTATTTTTCAACATCCAAATATAAACGATAAATTCCTTTTCTCGATACTCCCTTTGGTTTTGCTTTCGCTATTTTAACATGAACTTCGTTTGATTCATATAAACATCCATTTTCATCAGCAATGTTTTCCGGTGGTCGCCATATCAAAATAACTGATAATCCTTTACGGAACCAAACTTGACCTCCTGCCAAATCTCTTGCCGTTGGCATGGGATAAAATACTGCTCCATCTTTATTAAACGGTGGTTGATCTCTTACGTGTGTTATAATGCAATTATGCCGATTTGTTTTCCTTGCATTCTTACGAGCATATCCTAAAATCCTGCTCAAATATTTATCTTCCCTGCCTAAATCAGAATGCTCAAATTTTTCAGTTAATTCATTCCATGGATCAATAGTTGTCGTATGGATAACGATCTCATGTGAACGCTCAATTTCATCCACTAATTCATAGAATTTCTCCAATGTCAAATCTTCATCAATGGGATCAATCACAATGAAATGCTCATTTATAAACATTTCGGCTTGTATCTGTTCGGATTGATTCATGGCAAAATCTCCTTTTGTATATGCCTTGCCTATGTACTTGTGGCAAAGTTCCGCATATATCTCCGCTGCGCTTCCCGTTTCAGGAGAGAATACCACATGATTCCATCCATGTAAACATGAAAGGTTGATTAAGAATTCAAACCACAATTCTGTTTTACCGGATGCGGGTGCTGCTCCTATGTACGTTGTGCATCCTTCTTTTATCGTGTATGGCAAAAGATCGAAATCCCATCCAACCGATTTGCCTTTAACAATCTTTTCATTCCTTATAGTGAATAATTCGGATTGTACTTCTGTTAATCTTTTATACATTACTCGTGAACTATTGGTGGAATATATCTGTTATTTTTATTCTGTTCATCCTTTGATGATTCCCATGTACGGATGCTTGCTTTCCAATCTTTCATTTTGGTTTTACCCACCATCCATCCTTTGCTTTCGTAAAAATTAAACCATTTGTTTATATCAACTCCATTGTTTCGTTGCATACAATAAGCTAATACATCATTC